TGACCGATACCGCCACCACCACCTGCTTGTACCATGTAATCTACAGTTATTGGCTTATAAATCCATATACTATTATCTTTTAAATATCTTATATCTGTAGTATCAAAAACACCTTTATTACCACCTTGTTGAGAAGGTGCTTTACCTACATATCCAAAAAAATTAGACATTAAATTCTCCTAATTATCAATTTCTAATACTGAAACAAATGCTTCTAAATCGCCTGAAGCTGCACCACCTGTTGCTCTTAACTTCTCTGTAGCTTCAAGAACAAGTTTACTTTGTCCTGCTAACTCAATAGAAGTGTCTGCAGGTACGTCCATTGTACTAGCAAGGTGTGCGATATTTGTATCAGAACCATCGGTAACATTTACAGTTATAGTATCATCTGACGAGCCATCAATATTTGTGACACGAATAGAAATTACTACTGCAGTTTTACCTGAAGGACATGCATACAAATCTTGTGCGCTATCTGTAATTGCTAATCCATCATTGTTCTTAAATGTTTCTGCCATATTCTTTCCTTAATTTAATTATATTTAACTATCTGACATAACTATAGCACGAGCTTTTGTACCTGAACCTGTAGATGTCAAAGATAGACTTTGCATTATTATTCTAAAAGCTAAAGTTTGTCCTGCAGTACTTGTGTCAGGTAATAAATCTAAATCTTCGTCAATCGGTAAATTACCAATTGTGTCTATTCCTAAACTTCCACCTTCTTTGAGAATTAATAGTATCCCCATTATGACAATGCTATAACTATTCCAATAGACGCTTTTGAAGTAACTTGTCCATCAACGTATGCTTTTACTGATTGTTGTGAAGCAGCTGCTGTTGAGCTATTACTAGCCATGTCATCTTCATCTAGTATAGTTACGCCACTTGCGTCAACATAAGATTTGTTTGCAGCGTCTGCTGCTGCTACAGGTGTAGTAAGGTTTGTAATTTTATTATTGTTAGCGTCTAAGTCAGCAGCTAATTTAGGTGTACCTGCTGTACCTGAAGCATAGCTTACATCTACTACTTGACCAATTGCGTCAAACATATCTTCGTATACTTGTTGTACAGGGACCATACGTACAACGGAGTTTTGTGGGTGTGATAGTCCTGAAGCTGCAGATGATCCTGTTAAATATCTATTGTCTCCAGTAGAAGTTACTAATTGTGTAGAAGTAAATGTACCATCAAAAAATACATACTCACGCTGTGTTGCACTATCAGGTTCAATAACTAAATAACATGGACTTGTAAGTCCTGAAGTAGAAGCTACTGTTGCTGTTGTGTCTGTAGCACCGAATGTACTAGATAGCGTAGTTTCAAACGCATTTCTTGTAAATGTCTCTGCTGCTTTTCTTGTACTTGCCATATTCTAATTTCTCCTGTTTAGTATATCACACACCAAATTGGTGTATTCCCAATCTTCCAATACCAAGCGCACCTAATGAAGTAATCTCTCCAGTCGCAGACGCTTGTCTCTGACCACGTACTTGTATAGTACAAAATACCATAGTAGAACCTAGCTTAGTAATCTCTTGTACAGGTAACGTAACATTTTCTACAATACCTCTTACTATTTCATCAGGTTTAAAAAGAGTAAGAGTTACTGATTTACCTTCTAATTTTTTTACTGCGTCAAATAATTTTTTACCTATACCAGGTATATTTTTAGCACGTTTACCTGGACGTTCTATACGATCAGATACGTTAATAGGAATACGTGCAAGTATATCTTCTGGTTCTGGGAAAGCACGATAGCTATATGAATAAACTTCAGGACTAGCTGTTCTACCTGAATTAGAGCTTATTGTTAACTTAGCAACTAGCCACCTGTCAATAACATTAATCATAGGTACTTCGTTACCACTTTCCGATGTTTCTATTTTTGTTAAGGTAGAATAACTCGTAGCAGTTGGATTTTCTAATGCGTCTAACTCTGTGCTAAATTCTGCTAATACGTTAGAACCTGCGGGTATATCATTGGTATAAATACGACCACCTATCCATTGTTTAGCTTGTGAAGTATAAAAATCTGCAGCAGGAAGTATTAAGTAACCGTCATCAACTAACGTTGCAGCTTCTTTAATTAAACCTATACCTGCAACAATAAAAAATAATTTACCATTAGCTATAGCTATACCTGTTACTTTACCTGATGTACCTGTGTAGTAAATATTTCTAGCGTAACCTAGTGTTGGTAAGTAAATAGAATATAAATCTGTTTCTGTTGCACTATCTATTACACCAAAATATATTTGATCTCTTGTGTTAAAGAATGCAGTAGGACTTTTATCTACTGTTGTATCGTTGTCTCCAAATTCTTTTATAAGTTGTCTGTCATCAAGTGTATAAAGCACACCATCTGTTGCGATAGTTCCTCTATATACTCTACCTATTTTGCCTCCACCTGCTGATGACTGTGATGTAGAAAAGAAAACAATCCCATTACTTTCAGTCATATCAACTATATCTTCTCCCTCAATATAGGTTTGACCTGATAATACAAGACCAGATGTAGTGTCATCTTTTATTGCGTATATGTAGCCATCATCAGAAGCAGCTAATATAACTGAACCACCATCAATAACGCTTGTCCATAAAGCACCTGAAGGTAAATCCTTTATAGTTCCTGGAGAACCTGTGCCATCAAGTTCATGTAAATGACCATCTGTATCTATTGCAAGTAAGTAATTCTTTACATTAAATAAACCTGTATAAAGATGACTAGAGTGTAAGTTCATATAGTTAGACCAACCACCACCTATATTATCTGCGTCAAGTTTTCTAACAATACTATCAGTACCATCGTTAAGTGCTACGTAAAGTATATGTCCTTCAAGAACCATACCTGTTACATTAAAACTTGATCCTGCAGAATAAGGATCTGTTGTTGTCCAAGTGTCTCCACCGTCTGATGAATAATGTATGTCATGCCCCTGTGCAACATAAAGGACATCTTCATGTGCAATTATTTCTTGGTAAGCGCTTGTACTTGCTCTACTTGTTACACCTGTTGTTTCATTTAAAAGTTCTATAGAATATGCTTTACCACTATCATCTGCATTCTTAAAAACATCTATACCTTTACTATCAAAAAATCTTCTAAAATCATTTGTGCCTTGCACTCTTTGATGTGCCTGATCTAATCCTGCACCACCAGAGAAATCAGATCTTGCGTATGATTGACCAAACTCTGCTCTAAATTCTTCTGGTACTTGTGCGGTGTTAACCTGTTGCGCAGATAGTGGTGCAGTAGTTATAGTTAATTCTCTACCTGGCGCTACTGCTAATCGTAAAAGTATATCAGTAATACCATCAGATATTTGTGCTTGATACCCAAAAGCTAATGGGTTAGAAACGTTTGACGTTGATGGTAAAGGCATTAGGTAAAACTAATTCCGTATAATTCTACGCCTTGCGGAAATCGTGAACGTTGTTCCCTTCTTGCTCTGTCTAGCAATACTCCATAATAACGAAGTAAAGCATTTCTAAGTCTTTCTCCAGAACCAACAGGAACTCCTCTTTGTTCTAAGTTTTCTGTGATATAGTTTTGTGTACTTGCGTCAACATCTAACTCTGACAATAACTGCGCTACAGCACCAACCATAACTATTTGCTCATGGAAGTCTTCTAGTCCTGATACCGCATTTAAGTCATCAGTCTCTGCTGATGGTTTTGTAAACTTTGAAGCATATACAACATAGACACTCTTACCTGATGTAGGAGAGGTAGGAAACTGTACTGCTGCGTCTGTTGTAGATCCTGCAAAGTCTGTTAATAATTCAAGTGGTACATCTGTAAAACTTGTAGTAGTTCCACCAGTTGTACTGTTATCTATTTTTGCTTGTAAAATTCTTTGTGTTCCTGCAGGCATTTCTACAAATTGTGTAGATGAAGTTGTAAGTGTTGTCTTCTTGACAGCATACAATGCAGGAAATAAACCAATGACTTGATCTCCTATAGCATTAGTCACGTTTAGTCTTGGGTACTTAGGTTTAAGAATAATGTCAGTATCTTCAAAATGTTCTGCTGCAGTAGAACCTAATCTACCACGTTCAATTGTTATTTCTCTTGATACTGTGTTTATGTCTTCGACCATAACAAGTTCTGTATCTATCTCTAATACTGAACCTGCACCAATAAGTTCTTCTTCTTCTGGTGTAAATAGTCCTTCTTTATATTGTAAAGTTGTACCAGTTGATGTAAGACCTTGACCACCAGTAATGCTATCTAAGTTAGCAACTTGTGTTAAAGGTTCTTGTTCTTCTACAGGTCGTAAATACTCTCTGTAGGTTCTATCAATTAGCTGTCCTAGTGTAGACATGAATACCTACCTTTAAGCAGTTCTAAATATTAATTTAATTTTTCTGTCTGCAGCTTCTGTTCCGTCTGAAGTTACTCTAATGTAACCACCGCTAGCAAAAGCCCAACCGCTAGGATCTACACGTGTTGCATTACCTGCACTAACTGTGTATGATACCTCTGTACCGTCAGTCTCTACTACATCAACCCATGATGATCCATCTACTGAAAAATCAAAGGTAATGTTTGAACCAGTCATAGCAGATGGGAATACAATCCCTGCTAAAAGCATGTTATCTACATTGACTGCTGTACTGTTGCTTGCGTCTTCTGAAATGTCTATTAAAGCTACTTCGCTTTTACTTCTACCGTATACCATATTGTAAATTCTAACATACTCAAAACACCGCTATGGTGGAATAGCGGTGTTTGAGTAATTATTGAATAGGAATTAACCTATTACGTTATCGATCTGACAATGGTATTGTTGTGGACCAAAGTCCATAGCCATTTCCATATATACAGCTTTAGCAATTCTTGCGTTATCTGCTTGATCTAAGTCTCTAACGAACATTGTTCCATATCCTGGGATATTTAAAAATACTGGTTTAACGAAACTAAGGTCAACGATAAATGCTTGCTTAGAACCTGAAATGGTACCTGCTGGTAAGAAGTCAGATAATGCTAGTCCGATTGAACCGAATGGTGTAACGATTGTATCAATGTCAACACCTCCAACATTTCTGTCTCTTGGTAGGATACCAAAGTTTACAGATCCAACTGTAGCTTTCACGAGTTCTTTGTTAAGATCCAACAACATTGTTGGAGATACAAAGAGAACTGGTTGTTTCATTGGTGCGCCTGCGTCATACAACGCTTTCATACCACTAGCTATGATGTCCCAGTTTAGTTTTTGTGCTGCAGGAGATCCTGCACCATCATCGTTATTTACTGCAGTTCCGCCTGTTAGATCTTGATGTTCTTTCAAACCTCTCATCTGACGGTTGCCTGTTGTACCATCGTTGTAGGAAGCATTGAATGCTGCCCACTCAACTTTTTTAGCTACTGTCTCTAATACTAATTCCATTTGATAAGCAAGCTCATCATTGATTGGGTTAGTTCCTGCTAAAGCTAATGCAGGATCAGAGTTTTTATAGTTGCCCGCTAAGTCGAACGGTACTATTTCTCCAGAAGCAGCTTGTGCAGTATAAGAAATCTGCGCGGCTTCATGGAATATTTGTAAAACACCTTGTTGTGCTGCTCTGCTTCTACCTGAATAGTTAGGCGCGCCGCCTTCGTCATCAGGAGTTACAGAAGAAACTGCCGCATTGTCTTGTGTTTGGAATTGGAAGAATGTGCTGTTTGTAGCAATTCCGCCATTCAAACCACCTGCAGCAGCGAGTAGAGGTGTTCTATGAGGTGTTATTTTAAATAGTTCTCCAGTGAAGTTATTCACATCACTAGCAACTATTGGATTTGCACCTGATATTGCTGCCATTTTCTACGTCCCTTCTATTTGTAGTTAATTGGTTTATTGATTTTTTTGTTGTTCTTGTAAGGCAATTTTTGCCCTTAGACTATCTCTTACAGAAGTCTCTGGACTACCAATAACATCTTGCATTTTCTGTGTCCAATCAGTAGGTTGTTGTGCAGATGAATTTTGTTGTATCTGTTCTAGCTTGTTGTCACTTTCAGCGATCTTCGCAGCAGCTACTTCGTTGTTCTGCTGTACCTGTGTATCAATGTTATAAGTGTCTTTAAGCCATTGACCTAACTCTGAAGTATTTGGTTTTCCGTCATATAGATCGAAAGCCATTTTACCTGTACCAGAATCTGGATCTAGTCCAACATCTTTAAACATAGAAGTCTTTACGACATTCTTTAGTTCTTTATTCTCTTGCTCAACTGATTTAAGTTTATCCCTTAAACCTTTAATACCTTCGTTGGTATCGTTGCCGTCCATTATTTGTTCTCCGTTATCTGTCATTTGATAATCTCCATTTCTCACACAATTACACCGTTCTCCAATAAGGTGTGGTACATATTGGGAGTGGTTACATAATTATTATTACATGTTGAATGGGCGCTGTAACATACGCATACAACACCTCTACGAATTTAATACGTGGTCAGGACGTAGGAACCCTTAACCAGAGTGATGATCTATTATTTACTTGGCGGATACTGTCAACGCCAATACAAATATTATAACACAAGATATGACCGTTATTGATTTTTTTCCTGTTTCTGTCAATATTATTTTGTAAGCGTCATTCCACCATGTCCATGACTTGTCGGACTTGTAGTGACCTTTTTTATTTCTAGCACGTACCCATTTAAACATTATTGTTCAACCAATCCAGTTATACCTGCTTGTGTAGCTGCTGCGCCACCTTCTTGTGTAAAGACTGTAGCTTGTTCGCCTTCAAGTCTTGCACGTACTTGATCTGCAACACCGTCTCCAAAGACTTCACTTTCTATAAACTCTGATAATCCAAAGATGTCTTCTCTACCAGTGAACCTGCTAGCTAATCTTTGTAACCTAGGCAACTGTGTCTCTGCTCTAGCTGCTAACTGTTGCGCACCTGTACCTGAAACACCTGCACTAATAAGTCTTTGTGCTTGTTCTGTTGATATAGCAAAGTCTTGTTCTAAGAATGCACCACCAATTTGTGATACTTCAACTCTTTGGTTGATAATATCTGCTGATACATCTTCTGATATAAAGCTAGCAAATATAGCTTCATCTGTAATATCTTCTGTTGTTGGAAATATATTAGGATAGTTGTTAACGTAGTATTGTTTTACAGCACCAAACTGTGGAAACAATGAGTTGTATGCAACATTAAGTCTTTCCTCGAATGTTCTAGGTGCCACATCATTTTCAAATAATGTTTGTATTTGGTTACCAAAGTAATCAGGATTGAGGTTGTAATCAGCTAATAAATTAGTGTAATCTTCATCAATCTTTATATAATCAAGTTCTGGTGTTGCTGTATCAATACGTAAAGTTTTACCATCTTCTCTAAAAATACCAGGGAACTTATCTTTATATGCTTGTGTAGTTCTCAATACACGCAATGCTTCTTCTTCGTCTCCTCCATTTGTATTAAACTCTTGTAAGAAACCTTCAGATAACTCTGGACCTAACCATGGGTAATTAGTTTCTGCGTATGCTTGTGCGTCAAATTCCTCTACTGGATCTCCAGGTACTTCTACAACTGGACCAGGTAAAGGTGGAGGATCAGTTTGTAGTCCCTGTAGTTCTAATTCTAATCTTCTACGTTCTTCTTCTAACCTTTTACGTTCTTCTTCTAGTGCTGCTTTTTCTGCTGCTAAAGGATCTATTACACCACTCTCATCTTCTTCTTCAACAGGTGGTACTGTTGTTTCTGGTGGGGTAAAGGCAGGTTCTGTTGTTTCTGCAGCTGCTGCACCTCTACTCTGTTCTCTAAGTCTTTCAAGATTTTCTACAGTTGGTTCCTCAAAATTTACCTCTGGTTCTGACCTAGGTGCTGATCTAGGAGGTGCCATTACGCCATCAATCATAGGACTTAGTTGTGCTAATCTACCTAATATACTCATTGAAACCTACCTCCTCCTGTTGCACGTTGACCAGGTGTACCGAACTTACTTTGCATTCTTGTCTGCAATGTATCACGATATGTTTGTGTACCTAATTTTGCAGCTTCCTCAAATGCTATATCTTCTCTTTCTTTAACGTCATTAGTAGCCATAAATCGTTGCCATGCTGATGATGTTTCATCTGGTAATTGTCCAGTAACTGTATTCCATTGTTGTCTAAATGCACCTGAAGCAGTTGCATAACTCTTTACTGCTGTACCTTTAAACTGCGTATATTTGTTCTGGAATGTTTCCTCTAACTGTGGAATAAAAGTTTCGTTATACCACGTTGGATTAGCTTCTGCTTCTTTAGCTATAGATTCTACATCGTAAAATTCTGTTTGCCCAGGTCCCAAAACGTTTTCTATATATTCTGCAATATCTCTTGTCTTTAATATTACATCAAAAGATTGTCCTGTAAGTACTGCTTGTACTTCTGGATCGAGTGTATATCTTATACGTTCATTGACCATCTTGTCTAAAATATTATTTAATTCTGTAGTGTCTGATATTTTACCTGACTGTAACAAGTTAGTAAGACCTGATACTACGTTAGGGTTTATTGTTTGGACACCTCTGTTAACCATACCGTCAACAATAAGTTGTTGGTTCTTAACAGATTGTTCTGCATATTTAGCAGGATCGGAAGCAAATAGTTCTGCTGCTTGTCTCTGACTAGGTGGTGTGGTTCTATACCAATTAACACGTTGCAAGTCTGCAGTACGTACTGCTTTACCTTCTAACGCATTCTCTATAGCTAATGCTAAAAAGTCTAAGTTACCCTCATCATCTTCTGATAATATCCAGGGACTATACTTTGCTTCTTCTTGTAATGCTTCTACTAAATGGTCATAAGGTTCTGCACCTGCTTCTGCTTGTGAGAATAACAATTGGTTAGCATTGCCAAAATAAAAACTGTTGTTGTACTCTTGTCCTGTAATAGCTGATGAACCTTCTATAACATTCATACCACTATCTACTACAACGTTTGCTACTAAGTTGTTACCTGCTACTTTTTCTTTTACTGCGTTCCAATCTGATATTTCATAACGCCATGTAAATTTACCAGATGATCCTTCAAACTCTGGTATTTGTGCAACGAGGTAGAACTTACTACCAAATTCTGTAATTTCTTCCCATATCTCGAAGTCTTTAGATATAGTGTTTATAAGTTTATTTGCTGTTTTTTCTTGTGTCGCCATTATACAAACTTTCCGCTAAACGTTCTCTTTATTCTATCATACATAGGATCCACAACGTCAGCTTCTACTGGTTTTGGATATGCTAATGTTTTATTTAGTTTATCTTTGGTTGTTGGTACATAGCCGAAACCTGTGACCATACCTGTTTCTCCCGTATCTTTTGCTAATTCTTTTGTCTTTTTTATAATTATATCAGTAGGAGTAATCTTTTCTGCTTTATTAAGTTGTTCGTTTATATTTTCCCAATCAGGTGTATATTCATCTCTATTAATTTTTACACCGTATGGCTCTGCCATTGTGTTGTACATATCAATCATATAGTTACTAGCTATTTTTTCTAGTTCTGGTTTAGCTGCAACAAGACCGTAAAACAATAGAACACCTGTTTCGTATATATCTAATAATTCCCCTGCACCACTAAACGTAGTCCATTTAACAGACATTTGTGATAATTTATTTCTTAATTTTTTTTTGACAGTATCTTCTAATGGTAATTTATTTACAATATTGTTTGCTTGGTCTTTGTATGTATTAGTTAATGCTTCAAGTTCAGTTACTTGATCTGGTGTAATTCTTTGGTTTCCATTAGCATAATTTTCTATTTCATTGACATCATAAATATTCGTAGCTTCATCTACTACATTTGTAGGTGTGTCTGGTATAACAACATCTGTCATACTTTCAAAATCAATTTCATTACCTTCTTTTACTAAATTTTTGACTAACTCAAAACCATCTACATTATTTGGAGAAGGTTGAAAACTAACATATTCGTGTTGTAAGTTTTTCCAAGTTACATATCCTAAATCATCAATACGACTTTCATCAAATATTATTGGAGAACGAGAACCTATACCATCATTAATTGACCTTGATGTTACACGCATACCAGTACCTGTTTTACCAAAACCAAGAATACTTTTAATTTTATTTGGTGTTGTAAAAGTATCAGGTGTTAAATTATTTAAATATTTACTAAAAGATTTAATATCTCCATCAGTTTGATATAAGTCATTTATTTTAGCTGCCATAATATTGTCAACTTGGTCAGATACACCAGAATCATTTAAGATTCTAATGTCATCTAATTGTGTTTCTAATATATCATCTACTACATTTGTAGGTGTGTCTGGTAATTTTCTTTGATATGTTCCTTCAAACATTGTTTGTTGTTGGTCTGTAAATGACTTTTCTATTGTTACAGGATTTCCATTTACATAATCTTGAACACTTTGAGCTACATTACTTCCTTGTTTAAAAGTATCTCTTGATACCATATAAGGTCTGTTTTTATCTTTCATTTGATTATCGACAATAATCATCAATAAACTATCCAGTTCGTTGTCAGGCATATTATATTTTTTACCTACTATTTCAGCAAAATCTGCGTGTGCCATAAATGTTTTTCCTGTTTCTGGTTCATACAAATTATTCGCAGCTTCAAATTCATCGAATACATCTTCAATTAATTTAGGAAAATCTTTTATAATATCTTTTTCCATTAGTCCTTCTTTATCATTTCTGAAATCTTATCGCCTAACAGTCCATATTTACCTTGTGGTTTGGGACCACCAGGTATTATTCCAAAAAATTGTTTTATTATTGTTTCAAAAGATTTAAACACTTCATCTACATCATCTTCTATAAATGTTTTTTTAGCTAATGCTTCTCTTTGTTTTCTTCTACGTTCATCTTCTAAAGGTGTACCTGTATCTTGTACTGAAGGTACTGTAGTTGTAGTAGTGCTTGGAGTAGTAGTTGTTGTAGAAGTTGTTGTAGGTGTAGGTGGTTCTGTTTGTAAATACTTTAATTCATCGTTAACTCTTATTGTTAATCCTTCTTTAACATTTTTATCTGATCCACTAATGCTATCTAACATAAGTACAGCTAATGTTTCGTAATCTTTATTAGCTGCTGCTGTATACATAGCTTTTTTGGATATTTCGCTACCTCTGTTAAATGTAGCTATAACCATATAATCAAATGCTTTTTGATCTAATTTAACACCAAAGTTATTCATACGATTATTAACTCTTAATTGATGTTCTTCTAAATCATCTAATAATAATTGATCTGCTTCTGCTTCTGATATTACTGTGCCTGGTTGTACTGGTGTGCCTGATGATTTCCCCGTGTGACCGTAACCAATAGTTTGTACTCCAGTACCATCGTCATACGTTTCTAATTTTAATTTTTCTTTGCTTTTTATAAACTCAATACCTTCAGGAGATATTGTCATGTCAGTTTCGTTAGCCACTACTTGCCAACCTGGACATAGCGTCAACAGTACTAAATAAGTAGCTAAGATCATTACGTTCCTTTGTAGCTTGTTGTGTAGCTTGTACCTCTGCGCCTAATACAGCGTCAGCATACTCACTAAGTTTAGCGTCTGGTGTCTCTGGTACAACTAAAGTCTTGTCTGCACCTGGGAACATACGTTGTGCTAGATCATAATTCTTGTTATAATCTGCGACTGCTGTTTGATAATCTCTACTAGATTGTGTATAGAAGTCTGCGAATGCAACCATCTCTGCTTCTGATAATTCTCTGTTTATACCTATAGCACTTAAAGCACCATCAACTTCTGCCTTAATCTGTGTAGGACTAGGTTCTGTATATACCTGTGGTAATAACGGAGGTCTTTTGTAAAGTCTTTGTTTTTCTTCTGCTAAGTGTGTACCTATGTCAGTTAGTTCATAGTTAGAAGCAGTCATAGCTGATAACATTGCAGCTTGACTATTAGATCCCCATGTTCCTTGCTCAAAAAACCAGTCATCATAACTAAGATAACCTGCCTGTAGTAAATCTGTTTGTACTTGGACACGTTCTTGTGGCAACATGTTGTAACCTATTTGTATATGATCTTGACCACCGTATCTACTTGCTGCGTCTTCTGCACTAAGCGTTACTGTTTCTGCTGCTAAATCTCCTGGTGTTAACTCTTTTCCATCTTCAAAAACAGAAGCAAGATCTGGGTTTTTATAAACTGTGTAACCTGGTGTAATACCACCAAACAATCCACCTACATTGTAATCTTGTCGTGCCATAAGAGTATCTACTGCATTATTAATCTCATCAGGTTCTTGACCTTCTATTATAGTATACCCACCATCAAGTTGCCCGTCCATAAGTGAATTGAGTTCACTCTCTGTAACTGTTAATTTTTCTATATTTCCCGTAGCATTATTAATTTTAGTTACCGCACCACCCGCGTCTTTAATTGTTAAAGGTTCGCCGTTCTCTTTTATATCTTTTATGTAAGAAAAATATTCTCCACTAAATTCGTAATTACCTTCTTCTCCACTCATTATTGGCTCATACAATACTGTTGGCTCTGCTCTAAATCCTACTTTAGGTACTTTACTTCTCATAGGATCTTTTTCTCGAAACAATTGTAAAGTTGAATATGGTAAGTCCTCATTTTTCTTAAATCTGTCATAGTCTTCTGATGAGAACAATACGTAACCTTTACCACCACCTGGTTTAACAATTGCACCTATCTGCCCAGTTGTGTCATACCATTCGTCTAATTTACCTTTAAGAAATTCAAAGTATGCTTCGCTGTCTTCTCCGCCTGCTTCTACCCCTGCAGACATATCAAATCCCATAAGTATGTTTTGTACTACGTCTACTGGTGTATTCACTAACCACGGTGTATATTGTCCAGGAGAATATCCTTGTACGGGACCTTCTAGTGGTGCAGCAGCTATAGCTTCATTAAGAGAATTTTGTATTACTTTCTTTGTAACTAAATTAGTACCTAGACCAGTTTCTCCTTCTTTGTTTATGCTTTGATCAAATATTGATAATGCAGTATTCACTTTAGCCATAAACATACTATCAGACACACCCTCTTTAACTAAAGCATTTAATTCTTTAGCAAACTCTGAACTATCATCTAGTTGTCTCTGTGCTTTTATACTGTCAACAATTGCTTGTTTATATTCTTCTGTCACGCTTCTCCCTGCTGTACGGGCAAATACGCACCGTATTCAACCATTGTATCATAATCATACTCCAAATCTTCTAAGAACTGTGTCCTCTCTTGGAATAATGGTAACAATAAATTCTGTGCGATAACATAGAAATCATCGTTATCTCTTGCTTGTTTTGCAATATATTCACGTAGTTGTTGTCTTTCAAACAACATAGTACGTGATGTTCTCCAACCTGAAGAAGACAATCCTCGACCTAGTGATTTCTTTTCTAGTATTCCTATGTAGTCTAATACTTTTGTTACAGATCTACCTGTATCTGTATTCTTTAATTTAGAGTTTTTTCTCCAATTACTTAGTTCATTAAATTGATCATCTAGTGTTCCTCTTTGTGGTAACCCAGGTATAGTCGAACCAAAACCTGGTAGTCTTTGTTGCATTGCAGCTCTGTGTATAGCTAATATTCTTTGACGTTGTTTGTTCTGAAATGGATCTGTTATATCAAACTGTTGTAATGTTTGAACTCTTTTGTTTTCCATTGCAAAAGCACCTAAACGTTGGTTACGTGTAGCAACCCATTCTTCTGGTGTTAATGGTTCACGTTGTTCGTTATATATAGACCTTGTATATGCTTCATAGTCAAATGCACCACCACCACCATTAGGTACTGCATAAAATGCTGTAAGTGGATATTGTTCAAACAACTCTGGATTTTCTTTTTCAAACTGTACACCACGTTCATCAACAGGTCTAGGTTCTATAATTACAGACTTAGGTGTTGCTATATCTAGTGGGTTAAAACCATACTCATCAATAAAGTATTTAGTAGCAGAGAAATTATCTCCTGGCGCAAATAAAAAGTTACCTGTTACAGGATCTTTAGGTGGTGTCTCTATAAGTTCTCTATATCTATCAGATAGTATTTGCATTGAATACATAGCACCTGCATTACGTGGATCTCCAATATCAAACCTAGGGTTTAATCCTGTAGGTCCAACGAACTGTGAGAATGCCTTTATCTTAGTTAAGTTCTTAGCAATACTTCTTGCTTTCTTTAAAAGTTGATCTTGTTGTTCTGGTGTCATATCATCTTCGCCGTTAGCTTTAAGTACACGATATACGTCAATAGTAGAGTTAGCAGCTATACGTGATAGCTCTCCTGGAGGTGCGTCTTCACTAAACATAAACATAGCTCTAACACCATTCTTTAACCACGCAGGCATACCTATTTCTTGTACTAAGTCTCCAGGTGTTTTAATTGTAGGTAAACCAAATGGAAACAAAAACTTTTGTGTTTCTGTAAATTTAGGTGTTCCTTCTAAGAAAAATCCTGCAGGTATAGCTGCGGTTGGACCAATACCAGGTACAACTTCTAATGCTAAGTTAAGTGATCCTGCATAACCAGGTAGTCTTACACCTACATTTCTATCA